CTTTCTTGTAGTTCGCCGTTACTTTCATAACGTCTCAATAATCGTTTTAAATATTTGAAGCGGTTTAGGTCTTCATAGAACTCTTCCACTTCTGTGCATTGTTTATTGCTATAAAACTTAGAAGCATATAGCATGAAATTATCATTAGTCAGTTCATCAAAGAGTTGCATTAAATAGCCCTACATTAAATTAATAGTATAGGACTATTTATACTTTATATTATCGTTTAACTACGTACTTTAGTACATCAATTAACGATGCTTTTTTCTCACGTTTATCAAGTTCAATATCATGCTCACGACCAAGGGCTTCAAGCTCATCTTTAGTCATAGATTCCAGATTAAGTTTTGGTTCTGGTTTAGGAGCAACAGTTTTCTTTTCGAAACCATTCCACTCATTGATTTGCGCTTCAGACATTTTTCGTCGTTTTAGCATTTCGCCGTGTGCAGTAACGATACCCCGAGGAGTAGCGATACCATCTTTTAACCATCCTGCTTTTTTCATTTTCGAATATCCTTCATACGTTTAACTGGTGACTTATCACCATCGGCTTTATCACCAGGGCGTTTAGCCGCCGGTTTAGTAGCATCAGCTGCTTTAGGCTTATCAGCATCTGGACGATCAACGATAGTCTTTTTATGCTTAGCAATAAAGTCACCTTGCTCTTTATCTTGTTGAGCTGCATCACCCTCTGGGTTTGCTGCTTCAGCAAGAGAATTCATTTCAGTTTCAAATGCATCAAGTTGTGACTCATCTAGAGAATCGATAAATGCATCTACTTGATCATCATTCATTTCTGAGATCTCATCCCAATTGAAAGATTCTTTTTTCACTGATTCTTCCTTTCCATCATCTTTTTTATTCTTTACAACGATTTTTTCTTTTTTCTTTTCAGGAGCCGGCTCATCTTTTTCAGGAGCAGGTTCTCTTTCAGGAACAGGTGTAGGATCCGGAGCATCGGCAGCAGCAGCACGATCATCTTGTGATGGAGCATTTGTTGCAGCAGGATCTGCTTCTTTTTTCTCAGGCTGTTTCTTTTTAGCCTTTGCAGCCTTTGGATCTTCAACATCTGTTTTATCATCATCTGTTTCGATTTCAACAGCTTCTTTGAATTTATCCCATGGTGTTTTACGTAGAGATACTTTGCTTTTTCCTTTAGCTTTCGCTTTGTCAGCAGCAAGAGCTTTACGTACTTGATCAGGAGTAAGGCCACGTTTTTTTGCCTCATCGATCATTGCCTGCTCTTCTTCAGTAAACTCTTCTTTTTTCATAGACTTTTTAATAGCCTTACGACGCTTATGCAGATACTCATCAGATGAATCCACATCACCATCATTATCGATATCAGCATCGCCCTGACCTACAGGATCAAGCTTATCTTCTTTTTTATTTCGTTCTTGAAGCATCTTAATGTATGCTTCTGCGATTGGATTGTCCATCCTATTCTCCTTGTAAATTGTTTTTCAACTAGCAGAAGCAATTACTGCTAACATTCTTGTTACATCCAAACTTGGGCTGCAATTGCACTCCCGATAGCAACAATAGCTACCCAGAATAATTTATTTATAGTATGTACAGTACGAGCATTATCATCGCACTTCTTTTCAATAGTGTCTAACTTAGCTGAGAACTTATTCATTCGTTCCCATGACCTATCGCGATACTCATTATAAGCATCCATCTTTTCTTCGAAGCGCGCTAGTGATACTAATACTTCACTCATCTTATCCATTTTTTCTTCGATTCGATCTAGGCGATTTTTCCAGTCTACATCTGACATATTAACACTTCCATCTCTTCAGTGACATAGCTTTCCGTGTAGGTCTGCCTTTATCATCTTTCATAGGGCCTTTCATTCCGCTCATACGAGCACAGAATGACTTACGTCTACCTGCAGCTTTACTGCCCGGCTTAACTTTACCAGTGACAGCAGTTTTAAGGTTTCCGCCAGTTTTTCTATTAACTGCAGCGACACCTTTTGCCGTCATCCCAGCCCCCTTTTCGGTGCTTCGATAATGTCCTTTTGAATCAGCGCCTCGCTCGTTAACGCTATTCTCACACTGTTGGCAACAAGCGTCTGTTCCACAGTTAGGATGTTCTAGAAATAATTTAAAACTTTTCATATTAACCTCCAAACTCGTGACCGGCAACACGCTTCATTTGCCGATTAAATTCTGCTTGATCTGGCTTTGACTTATAAAGCTTAATAGAAATCTCAGATCGATCTTTCCCTTTGATACGCCAATTATAACCCTTTTCTTTATGCTCAGGGTCTGTTGTCTTTATAACACGACGTTTATATCCGGCTTCCCATGATTCTGGTTTACCGGTACCTTCTTTAATTTCTGGTTTTTCGTGACCATATCCCATTTTTTTCATACGTAAATGGTCAGCTTCTTTTTCAGCTTTATAACCTTTACCAGTTTTAGGATCATACATCATATGTGGAGTAAATGCTTTCTTCTCACGCATTGCATGAAAATCAGCTTTGCGCTGTTCTTCTTTACCAGCGTTTTTAGACCATCTACCACGTGCACGGTGATACATCTTTTGTAATTCAGTCATCCTCATGATCGCACTTTAGCAGCAAGATCTTTGTCTGCTTTGCCCCATGTTCCAGATGATTTAGTAACAAATGAATTAACCCGAGCGAATCCCCATTGTTGTGGAGTTGTACCAGGCCGATGACCAGTTTTCCATGCAGCAACACCACGATTATAAACTTGTCTTAGAATTCCAAGGGGCATACCAGATTTTTCAGCTTTTGCTTTTAAACCTTTAGTTGCATCTTCGTCTAATGTTTCGTTGTATTCGCTAAATGATTTCATTTCTTCACCGTACATTTGTTGGTATTTTTTAGTATGCTTAGATGGTTTGGTTTTTGCATCTTTATCACCAGGTGCCGGTTTATATGCATTAGGATCATCATCGTCCATTTTTGCTTGTTTCTTAAACTGTGCATCTCGTTTAGCTTTAGTAGATTTAGCAAGACCCTTATGATAATTAGCTGGCTGAGAACCTTTACGATCGCCGATATCAGGATCTTCAGAAGCTTCTTTTGGTACACAATTTGGAACTTGTTTACCATTCTTGGTTTTCATTCCAACTTGTTTATGGGTATCCCAACATGCTTCATCAAGTTTTTCGATGTCAGTTAACCACTTACGCATTTTCTTACCGTCAGCCATTTCGATCAGCACATAGTTAGATCCCAGCATAGAAACCGTTCCGACTTCATCTGATTCCTTAATTGCAACGAGATCTCCTAGTTCAAATAATTGTCCTTGAACATAGGCTTCTCGTTCTTCTGACACTGTTTGCAATTGTATGTGCTGACGGTAATCATGGGATTCTTTAAGTCCCATGGCGGTACGCAAATCATTAAATAATTGCTTACCATCTTTAAAGTTTTTAGGTAGACCTTTAGTGAATAGACTGAAATCATTTGCTTGTGCAGCAGCTCTCATCTTAGAAGCTGACATTCCAGATACACCTTCTGCATCAGGATCACGCTCACCAGCAGAGATTACATTAACTCCACCTTCAAAGTTATAGAAACCATGACGGCCTTTTTTAGCATTGTACCTACCAATCAATGCTTCGAACTCATTAACACGATCTGATCCAACAACCATATTGACACGGTTATAACCTTGATCGTATATCTTTACAAGAATATCAAATACATTTTTGACAGATTTATCTAATTGAATTGATCGCGCATGACGTGGGAACATCTTGCGCATATACTTAACTTTATTATTATAGTCTAATGGATTCTTTTTTGCATCGTTAGACTGAGAAGCGAATACCATATATTTAGATCCGCGTGCAACCTTAGCTACAGCGTCTAACAACTTCTCATGACCTACTGTAGGAGGATTAAATCTTCCGAAAGTAAAGGTAATTTCTTTTGTGGCTTCAGTGACATACTCACTAAATGACTTGAACGACATTACTTATCCCCAGATTTCTTTTTCTGGAGTTTAGCCCTATCTTTTTGCCTAACAGTTTTAAGAAGTTTCTTAGCCAATGTTTTAATGGCTTGCTTCTTTTTAGCAACTCTGTCTTCAATACCCTTACGAGCAGCATAAGATAAGTCAGACTTATCTTTATCACGTAACATCTTTTTAACCATAGTTTGACGTGCTTGACGTTCTGCACGTTTTACAAGTACTTCTTTAGATGCTAGTTTACGCATGGATCTTTTACGACCCATTTGAATCTTCGCCTTATTGCGACGCATTGCCTGTTTTAATTTCATGCGTTGTTGTGTATTCAACGCTTCGTTTGTTTGTTCCATGTTTCTTCCCATTAGGAGCGAGACGGCGTGTCCCAGCCTTTAATAACATCAGAGGAGAAGTTGTTATAACTGAACGTCATACGATCAACTAATTTAACTGCTCCGCCCTTTAACTTATCAATAGCAACAAAACCTTCAACACCGGTAACGTGGTATCCGTCTCGTTTCTTGATAAATGTATCAATTTTATTTACTTTATT